GTGTCCCTCGGCTTCTCGTTGGTTTCCTTTGTCGGGTTTGATCTGGCCTTGAATCAGGTTATCCAAGCGGCTGAAGGGGCATGGGGTGGCCTTCCTTCTAACCTGCTGTCCCTTGCTGGCCTCGCTGGTATTGGTCAAGCGTTGGGGATCATCTTTGGTGCAATCCTCACCAAAATGATGATCTGGCAGCTGACTAAATCCACGCGAATGATGATGAGTAACCCCGGATGATCACGCTCATCACTGGCAACCCCGGCGCGGGGAAAACGCTCTACTGTGTGTCTAACCTGCTGCGCGACCTCATCGGCTCCGTGGTCAAGTCCGTTGATGCTGGGGGCCGGGAGGTTGAAACCCCTCGCGTCGTGTTTACCAACATCAATGGCCTACTGCTCGACCATGAGCTAATCGACGGGTCGGACACTGGCGGTCTTGCCAACTGGCACGAATGGGCCAAACCCGGCGCTGTCATCTGCTTTGACGAGGTGCAACGGGAATGGAAACCCCGTGCTAACGGTTCCAAGGTTCCGAAGTGTATTGAGATGCTGGAAACGCACCGCCACATGGGCGTTGACTTCATCATCCTTACCCAACATCCGGGCCTGATTGACCAGAATATCCGGGCGCTGGTGGGGCGGCATTTGCATGTGCGGCGGTTCGGCGGTATGGGTGCTGCAATCGTCTATGAATGGGATCACTGTTCACGCAATCTGCTTTATTCAAAGTCCCTCGGGAAAAAGCCTTTCCGGTACTCCAAGGAAGTTTTCAACCTCTATAAATCCGCCGAACTGCACACGAAACCTAAGACCACAATTCCCACGTTGGCTTTTGTGGTGCTGGGTGCGCTGGGTCTTGCCGTTGGTAGTGACTTCAAGATCAGCATCAAAGAGCGCAGGCTTGCCGGCATCGCAAGCAGCCTTGATGAAAGAAGCGATCTTCTGATAGTTCTCAGAAGTACCCCATTTGTATTCGACAGTAGCAGTACCGACACCCTTGGAATCATCCAAGTCGGTCAAAACAAAAACCTTCGTGGAGTCGTAGGGAGCGCCGGATTCAAGAACACCCTTGGAAGGAAAAGAACCGGTAACGGTAACGCGCTGATTCAGAAACTTCATGATGAAACACCTCTTACACCGGCAACAAAGAAAGCGCGGGGCTGGCCGGTACAGCGGCGCTGGAAAGGCGTTGAATAGCCCGCTGAACGCCAGTTTCGATGGCGGAGGCAGTCAGACCCTTGATCGAGCCTGGGACGGGCCTGTAGGCGTGTTCGATAGCGTCAGCCAGTCGAAGCCCGAATGCAAGCTGATATGGACGATGGCGGGTGCAACGGTTTTTTCGATCCAGCGGAGACAACGCTCGACGCTAGCTTCAGCTTGCTTGTGACTGGTGGGCACCGTGACGGGCGGTACACCTTCGAGCAGATCCGCGCAGAAGGGGTAAGCACCTGCGAAGAAGGACGCAGGCCGGATGATGGCTTCAAGGGGAATGATTCGCTGGTGGCCTCGAATCTCAACTTCAGCGCGCCACCAGTTGGAATTCATGTCCCCGAACTGGTGGCCTTTTTCGTAGGCACGAAACAGCTTGCCAGAATCGCGCTTGCCGACGTACCAAGTCCGGGACTTACCATGTTCCCAATCCCCCGCGACTTCGCAGGACGGGCGACGGTTTCGGTAGTCAAACAGACCGGAGCGGTAGCCCTCCCGAGCGGCATCCACGCCGCCCTTTTCGCCGTCGTAGAAGTCGCGGCAGAGGTCAACACGGGTGATCTTGCCTTCGAGGACGCTGAAAAAATCGAACGCGGTCCGCTCCCAGCCTTCGACGCCATACGTGCAGGCTTCGCCCTTGAGGGTGAAACAGAAGGTTCCCCGCTGGTGTTCGCCGCCGCCCGAGACGCTGCCGATTTCCTTGCCGTTGTCGTTCCAGACGGTAGCGGTGTGAGCGTAGTAGTCCCGGCCCTTGTCGCGCATCTCGCCAAACTGCGCGCCGAGAAGCTGGGCAAGGCGTCCGGCCAGAAGTCCAGTTGCTTTGACATCGGTGCAGTCCTCCGGGATGAAGTCGAGACGGTCGAGCATTGCCCGCTTGACCGTGACGCGCAGGTAGTCAACGACCACGCCAGCGTCAGCACGAGCGGCACGTTCAGCGGTGCGGAGCTTGATCCGCTTGCCTTCAAGAATGAGCTGTTCAACGTGGTTCATAGCTCAGTACCCGGAAGCACGATCAAGTGCTTGATCAATAAGGCCACGAGCCTGCTCGAGAGGCTTGCAGACCCAGCCGTTATCAGAGGCAGAACCCCAACCAGCTTCATCGACTAGAAACTGAGCACGACGAACGGCTTCAAGAGCGACGTTCAGCGCTTCAATCGCTGCATCCTCTTGGACTTGATAAGCGTTTTTCATGTTTGTTCCCTGGCGGTTGTTGCTTTTGTTTATCCCCGTGTTACTCGTGGGGGGTAGCCAGCGCCGCCCCCGGCGCCGTGCCCTCGCTGCGCTCGGCCTCGGCGCCGTGTGCAGCGCCGGCTACGTCCAGCAGGCAGGCGAGGAGCCGCAGAGAAGCAGCGGCGTCAACGATCAGATCGGGATCAGCGCCGGTATCCGGCACAGCGTCGAGCTTGTCCGCCAGGGCCAGAGCCTCAGCAATATAGACTTGACAAGTGACGTGCCGCATGGCTGGACCTCGTGATAAATTGCGGAAAACAGAAAGTTTTCGCTTGTAAGAAATCCTACACGCAAAAAATTGTCACATGATGAGTTTTAACTATGAATATTCAAGAACTGATAGCTAAAGCAGCAAAAAAAACCGGATCAATGAAAGCTCTAGCAGAAAAACTAGATAAAAATCCAGGAAGAATTACAGAATGGCATCAAGGAAAAAGAAAACCGGATGCTTACGAAATAGCACGAATTGCCATAATTTGCAAAATGCCAATTTTTGAAACAATTGCAGAAATAGAAATAAATCTATTTCCTGAAAATAAACAAACCTGGGAAACTGCAATTAAAGAAATAAACGCGCCGAGTAAAAGCCATCAAATATAGCAACGGTGACCCCCACGCTGCGCGCGGGTCCCGTGTTTAGCAGTGATCAGGATTGCCGAGATGGCGGCAAATTTTCAGCGACAGGGACAGACTGGGGAGACTCGACAGGCTGCTGGATGGGCTGGGCCTGCTCGATGCGGTAATGGTCGAAGGGGCGCGAGTGTATCCAGGTGCGGCACTCGTCGTTAGAAAGGCCAGGATCAGTGCCTTGCTGAGTGATGCATTTGCAGTGCTCGCCCTGGCAATAGCCGCCGACGACGACCGGCATGACGCTGATTTTTCTCAGATGGTCATAGGCGGGCGCTGATTCGGGCTTATGAGATACCCGAGGTATAAAATCAACACGATCATCAATAGATAACTTTTTTACATCAGCCGTAATAAAATTACCCGCTGAATTATTTACATCAGCCGTAATTTTCTTATTGTCGGGGACTGGGGATTGTGTACGCTGAATGATCCGATAAGCCAAGAAGGCCAATATCGTGAATATGACCAGGGCGACAATTCCGATAAATAGAGCACGAGGAACGCCGCGAACAGGGACGGTATGCAAAGATGCCGATTTATAAAGCTGAAATGCCTTTTTTGGTAATGAAACCCGCTTTTTATTAATGCAGGTTTTCCATGCCATTGACTCATTGCATTCAGGCCATTCGTACCAATAACGCCCCAAAATTCCCGTATCCCGGATATGGATATGACGACCAATCAAAGCGCGAACATTAGAGTCAACCAATCTCGGCGATTGAGTGGTAACAAAAATATCAATACCACGATGACGATGCGTTTCCAGTTCAGACACCGATTCTGGAACCTTGGCACCTGGACCACGAGGACGCCAAACACGCTGGACCTCATCAATAACCAGGATTGCCCCATCAGGTAATTGATTATGCCAGTCAGAAGAATCGACTGGAAAATGGGGAATCAATAGCCCATCGAGGCCGTCCGAATAAATCGGGCGACCATCAGAAATTTTGGAGAGATAGTCAACCAGAAACGCGGTTTTACCAGCACCAGGAGAGCCGGTAAAAAGCGTGATCATTTCAGCACCTCGAACCGTTTGACAGCCAGAAGGGCCAGGCGAGCCATGAGCGCACCACAGACGATAGACAAAGCAGAGGATGCGCCGGACATTTGAATAAGTGACAAGGCATCGCCAGTCAGACCGCCCCAGGCCGACTTAGCCGCCGACAAGGCCGCCGTGAGGGCCGTGGAGAGCGCCGCATAGCTGACGATACCCACCCCTAAGGCAGCCAGAATTTTAGCGACAGCAGGGCCGGCAAGACTGACTAACCATGTTCCGAGAGCGCCCATATCATCATTCTCCCCGCTTGAAGCCAATCAGGATCATGGCAGCCATAAGCCATGCGACGGCAATCATGACAGGTCGAATACCTGACATAAAATTGCAGATTGTCGTGAATTCAAAGTCCACATTAGCTCCGGGCAAATGGCGAGCCGAAGGGCAGGCCGCATTATCAGCACCCCAGCCGGAATCAGGCGTAATCGTAATGGATGCGTCCCTGGTTTCTATTTGATCAATGTCCGGAGTGTCAAAGTTTGGCTTTTGACAAGCCAGAATATCAGGATACAAATCACATAATCCAGGCGTCTTTTCTTGTTGGGTTTGTCCTGTTGGCTCGACGTTAGAAACGGCAGGATCAGTAATAGGCGATGGATCATTTTTTAAAATGTCCTTGGGCTGAACATCGACGCGCCAGGGCTGATCAGGTAACGGAGCAGCAATTACATCAATAACTGGAGTCTTCCATTGCTGGGGATCAGTATTTGGAACCGGTACAGGCTCGCCCAATGGCTGACGCAGCGGACGAGTCAAAGGGTTAACTTGCGGATCAGGTACAGGATTAATAATAGGTGTAGGCTCTACAGGAATAACAATTCCTGGAGGCAAATCATTTGGCAAATCATTAGGAATAGGGAAAGGAGCTAATTTATCAATTGCCTCTTGATTGGAAATTGGAGTTTTCCGTTGTTCAGCAACATCAATTTCTTGGAAAAGCGGCGTCATTAAAGTAGCGCCATCATAAATTCCAGAAGTACCAACACACGACCAAACACCGCCAATTAATACAGCAGTAACGCCAACCGGCTCCCAAGCAGGGAGACCGTAATCGGCATTTTCCTTTGTCTTTTTTGCATTCCAGCGCTGAACATACGCTTGACATGCAGACCCAGCATTTCCGTGTGAATAAACAGGATTCCAGGGATCATCAGCATAATATATCGCCTTACCAGGCACAATTTCTTTTTTAATCCATGTGCTATTAACATCATCCCATTCAATTTGAGCCATTGAAATCAATGATGCCACCGTTAATGCGGTCCTAATATACGGATTAAATGCAATTGCAGTGGCAATTATGCGAGGTGCATTAGCTGCAAATCGCATTGCAGCAGGAACAATAATAGCTCGACCACCAATATTCAGAGAAGCATTAAACCTAACAGCATTATTGATCCATGAAAGCCCAGCCGATCCAGTTTTGACAGTAGCACCGACGACAGGAGCAGGCGGAGACACCTGAGCGTAGCCCGCATGACTGCCAAAAGCAGCCACCAGGAGCGATACACCAATCAGGAGTTTGAAATTAGCCATGCCATCCCCAATAGACAGACCATGACGGAAATAAAGCCGGGTGTCATTCGTGCAACCCCTTCCGCAAAAATAGAACGGCAGCAGTAGCCAGCCAAGCGGCAGCAATACCCCAGCCTATCATTAATCCATCGGCTGTATCAAATAATTGGCAATCAGGTGGATTAACGGAAACAGTCTTAATTATAAATGCAGTTGAATTTAAATCCTGCAATTTATAATTAATGCTATTCGATGAGACGGAATCAATATCCATTGAATAAGATGTCGTACCAATAACAACGACGCGCCCAACATTATCAGACGCAATTGCCCGAGCGGCAGACAATTGATCCGAGTAACAGTTGGCGTTGTATTGGTACGACATTTGATCAGGTCGCCCGGATCAGAGGCCGCGACGGATGAATTTCACGGCCGCGATGGCGATGACGGCGACCAGGACGGCACCGGCAACGACGAGGCCATCGGCCTTCATGTCGCTGAGCGCGGTCGTAACTTCAGCCGGGACGGCAGCAGAGGCCGAGCCAGCGGCAGCGATGACAGCCAACGCGACAGCGACAGCACGGGCGCGCACGGTGCGCAGGACAGAGTTCTTGAACATTTTGAGACTCCCAGCGTTATGGTGACGGATCGCACCCA